TTCTTCATAGCCTTCAGGAATTTTATTTGCATCAAATGGGTTTATTCCATTAACTCTTTTTCTATGCTGTTCAAATAATTCCTCCCAAGTCTCAGTGGCATTCCCCATTTTACCAGATAAAGAAGCAAGCGACCTTTTACCATGCTCGAAACAAAAATCATTGAAAGTAGATTCGAATTCATCTGGAGTTTTACATTCTAATAATGCAGCATTTACTTCAGACCTCTTTGGCATATCCTCAATTTCATATACAGGCACCACAGGGTCTTTTTCTACTTCTACAGGGTCAACAACACCACTTACAGAGAAAGCTTCTCTAAGGGCTTGACATTGAGCCACCTTCTCAATCATAGTTCTAGATTTAGTAGCCCATAAATCACGGCCTGTTGAATACTCAGTTTCATAAACAGTTCTTTCAAATGGTATAGCGATTCCTTTCACATGAACTTGGCAAGTTGCACTGTAAGAAAAATCCCTTTTAAATTCTAATTCCTTACCTGCTTTTTTATCGAAATATTTTATTGTAATTGGCTCATCTTCTAATTTTGTGGAAAAAGTTTTCATCCCTGCAAAATTTCCCGACCTATGGGCTATAGTCCTAAAACCATCTCGACCAACAAATATTTGAGCAGGTCTATTCCCAAATTTTACCATCCAAATTTCACGCTTTAAAACATCTAATTCATATTCTTTAGCTAGATGAATAAATAATCCAAACTCTTGAGCAGTACACTTTGTAGAGTACATGTCCTTGATTAAATTAAAATCACGAGTACTATATTGTAGGGCAGAAACTTCCCCATTTGTCTTTACTATATCTAATTTTTTGTCTAATTCTATAGGTTGTTTTTCCATTTTATTCCTTGGTTAAATCTATATAGAATAATATAATAAAACTATATAGAAAGTCAAGAAATAAAACAGATTATTTTTAGAACCCGTCTACCACAATATGAGAATCAATATCATTAGACGTCTGGAAGCCTTGAATATTTCCGCCCGTATCATTTCTAACCTCTATATGGAAAGTATCTGCCTTTGCAAATAAGAGAGTTTGGTTTAGATTTAATACACTGCCAGCAGCCCCAAAAAGTGATTTATTAAATACATACCTATTAGTACCATTAACCTTTAAATAAGCCTCAAAGTCTCCTGTAGGGACTGTGGTAGGGAATACAAGTGTGCATTGAATCCTGGTCTGTTCCTTGCTGATTCCTTTAATAGTAAAAGTCCCTGTACCATCCTCCACAATATCTTTCGTATAGGTGGAATCTCTAGCCATTTGAACAGTTCTATTAAGATCAAAATTTATCTTTGTGCTAGTAGTATCAGCAAGTAAAAGACCGCCATTTTCTCCATAATACCTAACCCCTTCGATGGTTTCTGATTGGTCATCCATTATTCCATTTTCATCTCTGTTATTTTCAAATTCAAATCGGTTTGAACCTGATGGGGCTACTGTGGGTAAATTAGCACCATCATTGTTTGCAAATCTTCCACTAGTGGTCCCTTGTAAATGTAAAAAGCCAGAATTATTATCAAAGAAATTGTTCTCAATAAATATTCCTCCACCTCCAAGGCGAATCTCTGGGGTAATAAATCTATTACCCCTGAAAATTCTTACAGCTATGGATGAAGATCTTAAAATAATCTCCGAATTATCGAAATCATTTCCTGTTGCTATAATACGGGGACAAGCAGTCTCTGTGTCCAAGTTTGTCAAAGCTTCACCACGGTTAAAATAACAATTAATAATATGCAAAAGTCCGCTTGAATCATTAACGGCCCCCGGAGTTAAATCTAAAATTGCCGTCCCACTAGCAGCCGTGGGCTCAAAAGAACAACTATCAAAAAGAGAATATCCATCATCACTAGAATGTCCGCACAATATTTTAATATCTGGGCCATTGTCTTCAAAATTAATCCCGAAAAAATTTACCCGTTTATCTTTTATGTCCCAATCTGTGATGCCAGAAGATCTAATAATAACCGACTTAGGTATTCCAACAATGTGAGATCCATCTGGTATAGTTGGGTTACCTTCTACATCATAAGTCCCAGCAGGAATAAAAACCTTCTTACCTAAAGCCAAAACAGTATTTAAGGCTGTAATATTCTGGACCCCCGTATTACCTGGGTCTAGATTATAATGAGCAGCATTTAGAATAGGAGCCCCATCCGTGAAAGTTTCTAAATAACTATTCCAAAGCCCAGCAGTATTCATAAACCAATTCATGTCCTGTCTAGGTGGTTTCTCAAGTCTCAAAAACCCTGAATCTTTCTTACCTCCAGATGGATCAATAATAGCAGGTTGTCCGCTAGTACCATCTACAGGGTTATTATTACACCATTCAAGGTCTGAGCCTGGTTTGTTTAATGTTGCCATTCTTTACTCCTATGAAAATTTTTCTACAAATGAACCGCCTAATCCTGCGTCTGGTCCATAATTAGGCTCTGAAAATCCTTGTGTGCTTGAATCCGGTGGGTCTCCTGAGTCGCCATCAAAGGCAAAAGGTATCTCACCATAAGTTGCGTATACTTCTAATCTAACCCCTGCCTGGGCTACTTGCTCTAATAACGGAATAATATTTGACGGGATAGTGCCATCAGATACTAGGATAAATCCAGCCGGAAATAAACTAATAAAATCAACGAACGTTCCCCCGGCAAAAATAAGCATTGCAGCAATAACGCTCTCAGTCTCTCCATTGGATGCATTTATAACAATCTTAATTCGTATCTGGACTCTATAGTCATCGTCCGACAAACCACCCCTAGCAAGACCTACTATATCCCCTATACCATCTAACTGGACACCCTCTGCATTGTCTAGGTTTCTTTTGAATTGTAAATCATTAAGCATGTCCTTTATATCATCAAACGGGGTTATCAAAGCGCAAAGATATTTTTTAAAATCATCTTTCTGATCAAATTGTTCGATTAATCTTGTTACAGCCCTATTGCAAAATTCTGATTCATCGGTTCCAAAACTCCACTCTCCCCAAAATCCTGCATTATCATTTGTTTGTTGGTATGCATAATTAATCCAAGCTTGACTCTTGACATCTGTAAAAACAAAAACCTGTTGGATCTGCCCATCAAAAGGAAAGTTTAAGGTGGCATACTTAGAACCGCCAATAGTTAAATTAGAAATAATAGGTTCAAATGAGCTTGTAACTTTAGACTCTCCAACGCTATTTGAAAAAATCTCTATGTTTGTTTCATCTACAAAAACACTCACACTGTGATTCCATGTACTTCCAGTTAAAACAAGGTTACTGACTACAGAAGCACCCCCCACAGAACCAATAAAAGTCGCAAACTTATTATTAGATTCTACGAACGTTTCAAAAAAACTTGTTCCAGCTCCCCCATCGGTTAAGCTTATTATAGTTTCATCTGTAGAGTAGTTTGAATTACTCCAAGCCATCATTGTCAAAGGTTGATCCTTATCTGTAATAACTGTACTGACATATTGAGTTGTTCCATTGTAATCTGTGGCACTTCCAATTTTTCCAGCGACCCCACCACTCACAACACCCCCGAATTCTGTTAACGTAAATCCATTGCTAGACCTATCATCATTACCACCATTGGGAGAAAACATCAAAACATTTGCAGGGTCATAGCATTCATCAGAACCAAAAGGATCTGTTTTAGCCAATGGCAGTGTTGAAGTTGTAGGGGGATATATTCTTAAAATTTCATCAACATCAATTAATAATTGTCCTGTCCAATTTATACACACAAATCCGGTTTGAGCACCTTGATTAAATTCAATCCAATCTGTGGGAAGTTCTACCTCTCCAGAATCCTTTGCAGCTCTACCCCTTGGACCTTCTGTAGTATTTACCGTATCCCACCAGGCCTGTTTCATATTAGATAAATCAACATAGAGAAGATTATTATATAATATCTCCTCTCCTTTGGGGACAATAATACTAGCAAAGTCTGTTTCTGGTAAAGCCATTTATACCACCGTCACTGTTATTCGTGATTCTAAAAATCTAGCAATTGCATTTCCATTAATAGCTATATTCACTTGAGCAGTCCCACCAAATATAACGTCATCAGTTACAGAATATAAAGATTCTCTAGATCTAAATCTTACATCATTAACAGCAGATACCGAATCGGGAATTGTATTGCCTGGGTTAATTGAAACAATCATTCCTGTCACAACCCCGTCTGTTTCCATGTTTCCAGGGGTACAAGTATACTCTCCTGGGCTTGGTTCATCGCTAATCGTTTGAGCTGAAAATGTGGTTGCAACATTATCACTTGGGTTTTCTGTTACACCAAATTTAAATGAACTAATATTCTCCACCCCTGCCACTTGGTAGATAGAATCAAAAAATCTTTGTATAATACAATCCTGTCCAGCCCCTAAAGAATTTCCAAAAGTCGTGATACTTTCCTGAATTTGAACAATACCAGTTGCAGGGAAAATTTCCTCATCGAACAATGAAATTTCTATCTCAGCCCAGATATATTTGTCTTCAGGCCTGGAGAATCTAATTATATGTGGGTTCCCCTGGGAATCTATAACTGTATTAACAATATCCCCTTGTGTCTCAATACCTGCCCCACCTATTTCAAATATTTTAGCAGCAATCAAAAGCTCTGTAGCTGTATCTCCTAATGGATAGGTTACAATAGCCTCAAATGAGTGCGGTGTTCTTCCTTCTACATCAATTGAATCGGTTCTATTATCAATTACTGTACAGGCTGTTACATTTGGAACGTCATTGACTAACCTAGCTTCAATTGAAGGTACTGTTCCAGCACCCACCACAGCCAAAGAATTGGATCTTCGAACTCTAAATTCATCATCTGTCTCGGCATCTAATCCCGGTACACCCAATATTATATTATCAACTCCCGTCAACCCTGATAATGAAGTAATCAAATTTACAATTGAATTAATGGGCATTTCTAAAGGACCATTATTCAAAGATTCAGCAATAGTAGGAGACCAAATTTCATCTAAATCTAAACCTGTTGATATAAAATCAATAGCCATCGTATTAGATTTATCTACTAACTCGATTGTAAGCGTTAAATCAGTAGTATTAACAGACGATGTATAATCTGACAAAATATTTATTTGGTTTGAAAGATCATTTAAAATGTGAAGTTCTACGATAAGATTACTAGTCACAACATCAAACCCTGCAATGACACTTAACTGGAATGAATGGGGAGCATCTAATTCATTATTAACACTCAGAACAAACCTAGAAGCAACATCGTCAGTGATGGTCACAGCAACAGTAGTTTGAAAAATTTCATTAGTATTAACTTGTGAAACTTGAGTTCCTATAGGTACAACTGTACCCTCATCACCTTGTAAAATTATTTGACCCACTGAAGGGATTGCTGGTAATCGAGTAAGATTATTTAGCTCTGCGACATTATCTAATGCAACACCGATTGCACTAGAGGGATAAGAAGATTGGTAAACCAATTCACTCTGTTCCCAAAGATCACTAGCTATCTCTGAAATTATCCCGTCATATTGCCCAAATACACTATCGGGTCCAGTATTAGCTACCCCGAAAACATTAACGACCTCAGCATTTAAATCTTCTAAAATCTGGTCTAATGTTTTTCTTTCAAATCCTGCACTAGTTAAACCTGCCATTTAAACCCCAAATGATGTAGAAAGTAAATCGGATTGTCCGTAAATACTTCTAACTTTAAAACTGATTGTATATGTTCTTGCTACTTTGTCATAATCAGAATTGTATTCTAATATTTCTGTAATGTCCTCAGTATCGATTATTTCCGCTTTTATAATATTATCAATGTCTGGTAAATTAGGATTCTTAACTAAGATACTTTCATAAAGTGGAAGCCCTTGTGTAGTATCTAAAAACCATTCACCTAGAAAGAATCTAAGTCTAATTTTTAAATTTTGTACCATTTGTTCAGAAGTATTAACCAATACTAAATCATTATCAATAATAGATAGGTCGCCTGTTAATGGATCTAATCCTAAATCAACACTCATGATATTAACCCCGTTCCATTATTGTTTTGGTCTAAACTTTTGGTGGCTGTGTTTGAAATCATAGTTGTAAGAATAGCGGCCCCTCCATCGGTGGGAACTGGTACGGGTGGAACTGGGGTATCAATAACTCCTGTCGCACTTACTGTTAATCCATTAATTTCCATATTAGCTATAATATAGTCAACAACTGAAGTATAAGTAATAGTCATATCATCTTTTAATTTTGTAATATCTGAGGCACTAAGTCCATCTAATTTTCCAGCAGAAACCAAATCATCTACGATTTTATTAGCTAATCCTGATCCACTCATTGCCATTAGACTAATATTTCCTTTAACTTAGTTTGAATAACACCCATTGCAGCTAATGAGGTCGGGTCAAAAGGTTGCAATCCAATTCCAGTAATCACTAGTGAACTTTGAATCTGAGTCATCCATTCATCTATTATCCCTACTAAATCTAAATTATTCTTTCCCTTGATGCTTATCTTTCCTGCTTTAGTAATGGTTATTTTAAATCCATTATGGGTAATCTCTAAATCAGTATTATTTGAGGCAGTACTTTTTTGCTTAACTCCAAATAATCCAGGTATAGCCACGGCATCCGATAAATCAAATCTTCTCTTGTCTCCTGGTTGAGATAATTTATTAGTTCCTTTCCATAATTCTAAAGACCTTTCCGAAAAGCATAATAAAACTCCATCCCCTTCCTCTAAGGGAAAAGTCAAACCTGACCTTGAAGTCCTCGGAAAAATCACAGGGACATTGGATAAGATGTCTAAAGTCAAAACCTCACCATCAATATACACCTTCTGAATCATTGGCTTTACGGTGGCTGTATTGGTCTTATAATCAAACGTACTTATCTGTCCAGGTATACAGGTATGAAAATCTTCTGTCATTGACAAGAAAGTCGTTTCTATAGCTTCAGATAATAAATTTTTAGCGGTCATTGATCATGCACCTCTATAGTAGAAATCCATTCTGGTCCATGGGTATCACCTCTATGAATAACACTATGGACATTGAATATTGTGTTATCTGGAATTTCTCTGCTTGAAATACCTAGCTGTCCTTTAGGATTAATTTTAGGCGATAATAAGGACTGAACTTTCCAACCTGGCTTATTCTTTACGGATGTTCCTTTGGCCTTCTTAGTGTCATCTAAAATTCGACTGGGTGAGTTTAACAGCCCACTCTTTGTATTAAGCAATACGGCTGTGGTAGAATCATTCCCATCAAACGGAGTTAATCTTATTTCATTATTTTGGATAGTCCATTCTAAATCTAAATATTCTGTAACCTTGGTTAAGGCCACTTTTGACATTCCAGTAAATGCAAACCCATTAGAATAAGTTTTACTCACAGGAATAAAAATTGTTTTAAGATTATTCGGTAAAGGAAGGGTTTTTAAAATCTGTTCTAGGATTGAAAAGGCTGTAACACCTTTGTTTTTTGCAAGAGATATTTTTGCACTACTTAAAATATTCTCACCATCATTTGCCATTATGGTAGTTATCACATTAGGTCGTTC